GAGCACCTTGCCGACCTTGTTCAAGAGCTTGAGCGACCGCGTCGCCGTCAACTGCGTGACGATGAACGTGGTGCCGCGGATCTCCTTCGTCTCGCTGCGGATGCCCATGCGCCCTCCGGGCTACAGCGCCGGCACGCCGCCGACGTTGCCGGCGAGCGTGGCGCACTCGATGATCCACTGCCGGTCGGACTGGTCCTTGCCGAACTCGGCATCGGCCGGCTTGCGGAGCCACGCGCGGTCGGACGCGAGCAGCGTCGTGCCGCTCATGTCGCGGAGCCGCAGCGGCCGGATGCCAGTCCCGAGGAGTTCATCGGCCGCGAGCAGCGCCGAGAGAGCGTCGTTCGTGAGCGAGGTCTGCTTGAGCGTCACGGTGACGGCGCCCGAGCGGTTCCGGTTCCGGGTGCGCGAGACCTCGCCGTCGGCGCCGACGTGCTTGGTGAAGGAGTCGCCGTCGCGTGCCGCCTGGATCATCGTCCCGTCGGCGTAGCCGGAGAAGATGATCTCGCCGAGCGAGAGGATGACGAGCTTCGGGTCGTAGGTAGGAACCATGTGCGGGCCTCCGGGGACAGCGGGTTACGCGGTCAGGACGCCCGCGATGTCGACCTTGTGGACGGCGCCGGCGAGGGTCGCGGAGAACTTGATCCCGCTGTACTTGCGGAGCGCCTTGTCGTTCGCGCTGACGTCCGCGACCTTCGGCATCGTGATCGAGGTCGAGCCCTCGACGAGGAACCCGCGCCGGACGAAGAGTTGGAGCGCCGCGTCGATCTCGCCGCCGATCATGGTGGCGCCCGCGTCGGTGAAGGGGATCTTGTCGGCGCTGGCGAGCCGCAGGAAGATCCGCGACTGCATGTCGACCTTGAGCGCATCGCGCCCGCGGATGGTGTCGAAGAACTCGCCCGCGGCGACCTTGCCCTCCTGGCTGATGTTGCGGCCCCAGAGCGAGTAGTACCAGCCGCAGAGCTTGGCCTTGAGGTTCGTGATCTGCGTGCCCGTGTACGAGCGCGCGGGCGCGCCCGAGAGCGTCTTGAGCGCGAACGTCTCGCTCCCGGGCTCGAGCGGCAGGCAGCGCCCCAGCAGCGCGGCGTCGAGGAAGACGCCGTTGTCGGGGTCGTAGATGACGCCCGTGCGCGCGTGCGCGAGGGTCTTCTCGGCCGCGGCGATGTCGGTCGCGCCCGCGAGGACGGTGTTGATGATCGCCGTCTCCTGGCTCTGGACCGGGAAGAGCTTCTCGTTGGCCTCGACCCACGCGGCGATCGCGGTGACGATGGCGGTCGACTTGAAGACGGAGACGATCGCGTACCAGTCGCCGCCGCTCTCGGCGTTGATGGCCGCGAGGTCCGTAGCGATGCCCGCGTCGACGGTGGTCTCTTCGATCGAGAGTACCTGAACGCCCGGCGCCTGGTCGACCATCCGGACGCGGCACCAGTCGCCGACGGTGTTGTTCGTCAGCGTGAGGAAGCCGTTGCCGGCGTCCTTGACGGCGACGAGCTTGTGAGTGGCGGTGCCGGCATTGATCGCGTCGGTGAGCCCCTGCGCGACCTCGGCTTGGATCGGCGTAGCATCGGATGTGAAGGAGTAGACGACGCCGTCGAGCTCGATCGAGAAGGTCGTGATGACCTGCGCGAAGGGCGTCGGGATCGTGAGCTTGAACTTCTGGGTCGGGACCAGCGCGCCGCGGCCGATGGCGATCCGCTCGGGGCGGGGATTCTGCTTGAGGAGCGCGGAGGCCGCGAGATACTCGGGCGTCCCGGCCGCGAAGTCGACGTCCACGCCGCCCGCGAGGTCCGTGTAGAAGCGGGTGCGCTCGGCCCATGCCTTCGAGAAGGCGCCGAGGATGAGGGCCGTGCCGAACCCCGGGGCGGACAGGCCGGCGCCGGAGGTGGAGATCGAGATGTTGGCGATGTCGGAAAGGGGCACGGTGCTCCTCCTAGAGGGTGTCCAGCGTCGTTCCGGTCAGGTCGTCCTGCCCCTGACCCTCCACCGTTTCGATGCTCGATCCGGTCTCGGTGGAGACGTCTGCAGTGCGAATCAGGATCGTCAGCGACGCCCGGTCCTGCCATTCCGTCTCTATCACGGTGGAGACGTCCTGCACATCTCCGACGTCGGCCACGGTGATGCCTGCGGCGCGCAGGGTCTCGGTCGTCCCCATGAGCTTGAGGCTGTTCTTGAGCCGCCGCAGCAGCGAGGCCGAGTCGGCATCGCCCGTGCCAGCGCCCGCGACGAACGCCTGAATCTGCAACGCCCACTCCTCAACGTCACGCGCGGAGTGGGTGAACTCGGGCCAGGCGGGCGCGGCGAGAATCCGAACCGTCGTCCAGCGATCCGGATTCTGACCTTGCGTGCGAGGACCATCGAGGTGGAGCGAGAGGTACGGCGGATCGTTGGTGAGTTTCTGACGGATCCAGATCGCGGGGACGCCAGCCGTGGTCTCGGCCCAGTCCTGGATGGCGTCCTCGAATTGCGTCTTGGTCGTCACGGTATCGCGTCCCCGGCCGTTCGGACACCGCGGAACGTCCCGATGAGCGCGCACCTGTCCTTGGTGTCGCTGGCGAGTTCATATCGCAGGTCGAACGGATGAAGCCCTCCGTTCACCAGAAGCGCGCTGTTCGCTTCTATGATCTTGACGTCTATGACTCCGTTCGGCCCGTCGATCAGGGCGATCTCCGCGTCGCTGCCCCCCGCCGCCGTGTTTCTGCGAACGAAGAGCCCGGCCGGATCGGTCACCGTCGCCTTGCAGGACAGAACGATCTTGTCGTTGGCCGTCAACACGAGTCTTGCCCCGGTCGCCTTGCTGATCAGTGTGATACGCCAGTCCTTCGCGCACCCGATCTCGAGATCCAAGTTCCCAACGTTCGCGGCCATCAGTCCTCCACGGTGACGCGCAGTTGATCGAGATCCTGAACGGTGACGCGGAGCGCGGAGAGATCCTCGACCGTGACGGCGAGGGGCTCGGCGACCGTGAGCATGCCCTCATGCTCCAGCCGCAGCGTCGTGCCGTCGACGATGGATGCGGCGCCGAGCTGCAGCGCCGGGAGCGGGTCGTTGGTCGGCTGCACCGTCGACTCGATCCCGTGGTCGAAATCGATCTCGATGGCGCCGAACGTGGACCGGACCGCCGTCGCGTTTGCCGGGTGCGCCGGGTCCGCCTCCTCGTAGAGCGCGACCGGGCCGCCGCCGAGGGAGTCGCCGATCCACGGGAGGTCGTCGAGGTGGTGGTGCGTCAGGTCGGCAGCGAGGGTGCAGGTCGCGCCGGTGGGGATCGACACGGAGAGGTCGTCGCCTGGATCGAACTCGACCTCGGCCGCTCCGGCTATGCTGTAGTAGCAGCGGACGCCGAGACGGCTCTCCGTGGTGTTGACGCTACGTGATAGCGAGCCGGGGACCGCGAAGCCTTTGAGTGTGCGGGGCTGCGTCACATCGACTGGCAGCGTCCAGGGGGCTCGGCCGCAGGGGATGGCGGTAGCTAGAGCGAGCAACTGCGCCTCGCTCGGCACCGCAACTGCCCCTCCCCACAGGGCGAGGTGGTGCCAGTGCCGCTGCACGTCGGATGTGAGCGACCCGTTTACTACCCGCAGGGCTGCAACCGCGGCGGCGGGATCCACCAAAGGCCCACTAGTACCCGGCTCCCAGACACCATCGGTCAAAAAACGAGTCACGCCCCCGGAATGGCGCACAGCCACGAATGTCCACTCGGAGCGAAAAACGCGAGATGCGCGGCCACCCACGCTGTCCCTCGCGTATTGCTCGCCGGATGAAGCGCGGACCCGAATTGTCTGCACGGCCAGATAGGGCGCACTCCCGTACCAGGCCAACCACTGCCAGCCATGGGAACCGGCCGACCAACTGTTCGTTCCCACGATTCCCTGGTAGCCGCCACCGGTTGTGGGGTTGCGCACCCACGCGCACATGGCAAAGCCGACGCTCGGCAGGATCTTGTGCTCGTCATACACAGCATCAGCCGAGATTACTACGTTGTACGCATTCGACGATGCGAGCGCAGCCGTGAGACTGCCGCCGATTCCGCATCCGAGTTGCGCCCGCTGAATCGTGCCAGCCGAGTGCGTCAGGTGCCGAGCGGCGGCGGAGCGATCGAGGAACTGCCCCGTCGTCTCATTGAGCGGCCAATACCCGCTCGGCCCCAGCGCCAGCACCCGAGCCTCGTAGTCGATGGCTCCGGTGATGCGACGGGGCAGACCTGACCCGGCCGCGACGATGGCCGCTCCGCCGGAGAGCGCCGCGTCGTCGAGCGAGAAGATGTGCGAACGGCCGACCGTCACACCGCCACCCCGTTGACGGTCATGGTGATCACCTCGCCGGGCGCGGCGTAGACGCCCATCGTGTCGAGCGCCCGCGCGCGCAGGAGGACGACGCCGATGATCTGTTGGAGGTCGGAGGCCGTGAGGTCGAACGCCACCGGGTCGTAGGTGGCCGAGATCCCGCCGCCGTCGAGCCGCGCCGTGAAGTGCCGCACGGGCGTCACGCCGAGCGCCGCGATCCGCGCATCGAGCACCGCCTGCACCGCCGCCCGGTCCTCTGCTGTGAGCGCGACCGCGAACGCCTCGCTCGTGTCCCGGATGGCGGACTGCGTCGGGTCGGCGGGCAGCGCGCGGAACAACCCTTGGAAACCGCGCACCTCGCCCGCGACGAGATCGATCTCCGCGCCCGCCTCGACCTCGAAACCGATCCACGCGCCCTGCGACGGCTTGGGGCACGGCTTCGGCGTGGCGAACATGCCCCGGATGATCGCTGGCGTCGGCATGTCAGTACCCTCCCGCCCAGCAAAGGGCTCCGGCTGCGATGCCGAGCGTCGATGAGGGGTTCGTGATGAAATCGCCCATGTGCTCCTCGATGGTCCGCGGTGCAGACGCCTGCTACTGGAACTCGCCGACCGTGCCGAAGGTCGACGACTGATAATGCACGTCGACGGACAGGATCCCGACGTTCGACGGACCGCCGTCCGTGTAGGTGTCGGTCACGCTGGCGCCATCCCGGACCAGGTGCACCACCAGAATCGACGACGCCGCCGCGGCGGCGCCAGGCGCGGCCGTGGCGATCGCCGTCTTCTCGTGCTTGAACTCGTCGCCCGCCGCGATGTTGACGTCCGCCGTGAACGTCGTCCACGACGCGTTAGCTGGCAGCGTCCCTGTGATGTCCGCCCACGCATAGAGCCCGGTGAACCTCACCACGCGAGGAGCCCCGGGCGCCACGAGCGGGATCCAGTGGATGTGGGGCTTCACCGCCGTCGTGATCTTCCAGCGGTGCGGCATCTGCGCGAAGAACGTGAGCGCGTCCGTTCCGGTCGACGACATCGACGCGATCTTCGCGACCGTGTCCCGGTACGAGACCGCCGTCAGCGATGAGGCCCCGATCGCCTGTAGCGTCGGCACCTGAAGATCATCCCAGACGTCCGCGGGCCCAGCGTGGATCTTGCTCCTCGAGACGTCCGTCGCGCCGACGGGCAGCGCGATCGCGAGCAACAGCCCGACCAGCAAGCGCCTCACTTGCACTCCTCCGCGTGGACGACCGTCCCTGCCGTGTCGCTGATGCACTTCACCTGCCGCCCGCTGGGAGCTCGGTACGTCACACAGTCGCCCTTGGCGAGCACCTCGCCTGGCCCGGCGACGCCCATGGCGGGCATGGTCCCGTCCTCTCGGCACTTCACCACGGGCGAGCCGGGGTTCTCTACCGAGTTGCAGGCGAGGACGACCTGCCGAAGCGGCGAGAGCGCAGCCGCCGGCACAGCCGCGCCAGCGAGGCCGACCACCGTGACGGTGTGCGTCGGGCTCACGCAGGTCTGCGCCTTCCCGGCGCCGGGGACCGCGAGAACCGCGGCGAGTGCTAGGCCAGCAGCGAAAGCGCGCATCGCTACTGCCACTTCCCGACGAGGTCGAGATTCTTGAAGGTCGGCTGCGTCGCGGTGCAGCCGGCGGTCGTGATGCTCGCGGTGATCGCAGCGCTCGCCGCGTAGACGCACCCGGTCCCGACGCCGGCCACGCCCGAGACGCGCACGAGCCCCGCAGTCGAAGTGCCGTCGGGCGGCGCGCTGTTGCAGGGGATCGTCACGGTGCAGGTGTTGGTCCCATCGGTCACCGTGATCACTGTGTTGGCCGCGCCGCCGCCGCTCGCGACGCTCGCGTAGCCGGTGATCCCCGTGACGGTGAAGGCCTGCGCCGGGAGAACATGGCCCACGCAACCGGTACCCGTGACAGGACAGGCGCCGGTCGCGGCAGCCGCGTTCAGCCACCAGGTCGTGAGGGTGTGGGAGCTCGCCGACGCGATCCAGGTCGTCGCCGTGAGCTTGCCGGTGACCCCCAGCGTCGTGCCCACCGTGGCCGCGCCGGTCACCCCGACAGACGCCAGCGTCGAGGCGCCCGTCACGTTGAGCGTGGTCCCGACGGTAGCTGCGCCCGTGACGCCGACCGATGCCAGCGTGCTCGCGCCGGTGACGCCGAGGGTCCCGCCGATCGCAGTGTTCCCCGAGAGCGTCTTCGCGCCCGCGATCGTCTGCGCGCCGGTGGTGACGTACCCGCTCGCGGCCGCGCCCGCGGCGGGGAGGGAGATCGTCCCGTTCGCCAGGGTGAGCGGCGCGTTGACCTTGGCGAGGCCGTTGGGCGCGTCGACCCAGACCGGGTAGGGGGCCGCCGCGGTGGCGACGGAGGCGAAGGCTGCGACGAGGAAGGCGATGAAGATCCGCATGACGATGTCCTCCTTGGGACGGTGACGGGGCGGCGACTCGCGCCGCGGTGCAGGCGACCGCAGGTGTATCATCGGGGGACCTTGAGCGCGACTCCCCGGTAAAAGCCGCCGTAGCGCGACCAGTCCTGCACCGCCTGGACCTGGAAGACGTCGTCGCCGACGGCGATCGTGTCGGGCGGCGAGCCATCCTCCGCAGCCGTCCGGATGAGGAAGGTCGTGAAGACCGTCACGGCCTCGCGCGTCCGCATCGATTCCTCGAGGAGGAGCAGGTCGCGTCCGGCCGCCGGCTGGATGCACGCCGTGATCGGGATGACCTCCTCGGCCGGCGCCGACGCACGCCCCAGCACCACGATCGGAGGCGACCTCCGCGTGAGGTTGTAGGGCACCGCGAACTCGGTGATCACGTCCTCGCCGATGCTCATGTCGCCTCCGGGGTGGGCCACGGCGGCAGCGGAACCGTCTGTCCTGCCAGCGCGTGCGTGCAGTCGGCGAGGAACTGGATCTGGCCGTCCCGCACGAACGAGTGACAGACGCCGCACTTGAATGGCGCGGGCTCGTCCGGGTGCGCCGCGTTGTAGGTGCACCAGCAGTAGCCCGGGCCGGCGAAGTGGCCTGAGCGAACAAGCACGGACGGCGAGAACGTTGGCCGCTCCGCGTTGCCGTCCCATGTCCAGATGCTCGGCTTGATGTGGTGTGCCTCCTTGCAGCCGGGGCACCAGAAGGCCATCACTCCATCGGCGAGGCCGCGGAGGACCGGAGATGCCTGGCTCATCACTTCCCCCCTGCGCCGGAGCCGCCGCTCAGCACGACCTCATGGGTGATCGAATTGCGGAGCCGCCCGGTGTCTACCAGAGGGCGCGGGTCGACGTTGGCCGCCTTGCCCCGCTTGTTCCACGCGCCGCTCGCGCGCTTCCTGGCGATCGTGCTCTCGGCGAGCGGTGGCGGGATGCCCGCACCGTCGACCATCCGGTTCCGCATGTCGCGCGCCATCTGCATCCCGACGATCTCGAGCATGACCGGGATCGTGGTCCGGCCCTCGTAGACCTTCGGGAGGAGCTCACGCAGCCGGCGGATGTACTCGTCGCGGTGCAGGATGAAGGTGCCGTTGATGAACGGCCGCGGCGGGATCGTTGCCGTGCCGAACTCGTGGATGACGGCGAGGTCGACGTTCGTGAGCGGAGCCGCGCCGTCTTCGTCGTCGTGCTGCTCGGTCGCAGCCTGCCCCGTCACGCCCGCCTTGACGTAGGACTCGCCCTGCCGCATCGAGCGCAGCAGCGCTTGCAGACGCTTCCAGCCGTCCGCCTTCTCGTCGATCGTGAACGTCGCGCGGGCAGCCACGAGCGCCTCAGACGACGCGCATCCCGGAGAGGAGACTGCGGCGCATCCGGAGGAGGATGATCCCCCAGCGCGTCATCGCGAGCGTGTCCTTGTCGACGCTCGGCGCGGCGTAGCTCACCGAGATCCCGCCGACGCTCTTCGACGTCACGGTCAGCCCGCCCGCGCCCGCCTTCGACGGGTACATGAGCGCCAGGTGATGCGCCACGAAGAGCGCGCCGGCCTGCCGAGCTCGGTCGTCGGTGCCCCAGACGGGGTCGTTCTGGAACGGCGCCACGAGCGCGAGCGCCGCCGTCCACTGCGCCTCCGTGAGCGTGGCGAACGTGGACTCCGGGGCGACGGCGAGGACGTCTTCCTTGGCTGCGATCATGGCTGCGTCCTCCTCCGTCGTCCCGGGTCCGGCTTGCTACTTCGAGTTGCCCTCGGCCGCGTCGCTGGCCGCCTTGTCGTTGCGCGGGTCGATCGCGTCGATCTGGTCCTCGATCGCGTCGAGCACCTTCTTGCGCTTCTCGGTCCGTTGCCAGGACTTGAGCAGGTCCGCGCCGACCGTCTCCTTCACCAGCGCGATCGCCTCCTCCTCGTCCTTGATGCCGGCGAGCGACGTCAGGTCGACGCGCGTGTCGCCGACCTCGAACCCGCCGCGCCCCTTGAGCTTGAGCAGCGCCGGCATCACGCCCGCGTCCTTCGCGAGGTCCCACTCGTCGGCGTCGACCGCGTTGACGCCCGGGAGGAGGACGACGTGCGCGACGACCACCGGGCGGTCGGTCGGCTTCTTGCCCGACGTCTGGATCGGGATCCGGTAGACGCTGGACGTGTGGTTGATGACGAGGATCTTCGGCGCCGGGGTGGGGTCTGCCATCGGGTGTGCCCTCCGTGGGGGTTGTGGTCGCCCTCAAAAGCGAGGGCCCGACGCCTTGTGTAGCACGTCGGGCCCTCGGTGGTCTGCTGCTGCTGCCCCTCGTGGGGAACTACGCCCCGGCGCCGTCCGCGTAGGTCAGCGAGAACGGGTAGCGGGTGAAGACGCCGCCGGTCCGCGCGTGGCACGCGCTCTGGAACCGGAGCCCCATCTGCTCGGGCGGGAAGACCTCGAACGGCTGCGGCTCGAGGTACTGCACCTTCTCGGGCCGCGGCGTGTAGACGACGATCCGGCTCACGCCGGCCGCGCCTGCATCCGCGCACCTCCACCAGGGGATGACCTCCTTGATGTAGGGGCTGTTCTTCAGGAAGTACTGGAGGATCGTCGTGTCGCTGGCCGTCGCGAACATCGGGGTCGTGCTGATGAGCGCGAAGAGGTCCAGGTCCAGGAGCATCCGGCTCGGACGCTCGATGCCGCGGGTCAGCGAAGCGCTGTTGTGCGCGATGCCGTTGAGGTCCGCGAGGATCTCCTGCTGGGTCTTGTTCACCCAGAGGGGAGAGCCGCCGGCGCCGTTCGGGATGACGTAGGCGGGGACGTTCGCGAGGTTGAGGATCCCCTTGCTCCCGGCCTTCGTGTCGCCGATCGCGTAGACCTCGTCGAGCGTGCGCTCGATGGTGTCGCGTGCCGCGTCGGCCTTCTCGGACTCGAGCGGGATGCCGGCCATGGCAGCGCCGCGGATATCCATCACCGAGTAGCCGTAGCTCGCGCCGTAGCCCTCGATCCGGACCGTGTACTCCTTGCCGCGGATGTCGGACCTCGGGAGATCCTCGGCGTAGCTCGCCAGGAGCTTCGCGACACCGAAGCGGTCGAACATCCGATACGCGAAGGTCTTCGCGGCCGGGTTGACGCCGACCTTCGGAGGGATGAGGCTCTTCGCGATGAGCTCGGGGTACTCGACCTTGTAGATCTGCTGCTCGATCTCCCAGAGCGAACGCGCGAAGAACGCGTTGTGGTCGGCGTCGTCGACGCGCAACTGCGCGAAGTCGAGACGTCGGGGACCGGCCTGCCGCTTGATGGTCATGACGATGGTTCTCCTTCTTTCCCTTGAGGGCTGGTGGTCCCCTGCGCCTTAGACGCGGGAGGCTTCGAGGTTGAACGCGACGACGGCGACAGCACCGGCGGCGAGGGTGCCGCCAACGCGGATGGACGCGCCCTTGAGGATGACGCAGGTGTCGGCGCCGTTGTTGTCGACGTCGTTGCGGACCGCGCCGAGCTGGAGCTTCCCGGCGCCGTTCGCAGTGACGCGGACGTAGACCGGATCATCCTCGACCATGTCCTCCTCGATGAGGGCGTAGAAGCGGCCCTCCTCGGCGACGGGGACGATGTCGTTGACGTTGATGTCCATGCCGGCCGCGAGGTTCGTGCGGTCGATGTGGTGCGTGTGCACCAGGAGGCCGCAGATCTTGTCGCCGAGCGCGTTGGGGTACTCGACCTCGCCCGCGTTCGCGCCCTTGGTGACGAAGATGCCGAACGGCGCGCCGCCTGCCTCGACCATCTTGGCGGTACGGATCCGGCAGTTGTCGGTGTTGTCGGCGATCATGCCCGGCATCGCGACGGTGGGCTTCTCGTTGTAGACGGTCTGGCTCACGGCTGGCTCCTTCTGGTAGGTGGAGGCGTCTGCAGCCCCCGTGCAGGCGGGCTGCGATCGGCCGCTACGCCTTCGCGGTCACGGCGCCCGGGATGGGCTTCTTCCAGCGGGCGTTCTGCTCGTCGATCATGTCCTGGCGCGCGCTCTTGTCGCTCGCGTCGGTCCGCTGGCCGTTGCCGTCGACCGCGGCGACGATCTCCGTGCCGGTGACCTTCGCGTCGAGCTTCGCGCGCTCGATGTCGAACGCCGCCTGGACGTAGTCGGGGCTCTTGCCGTCGAGCTTGAGGCCGGCGAGCTTCTCGACGACGGCGCGCTTGATGGCGCCCGCGTCGAAGGAGTCCGCCTTGACCTCGACGCCCGCTCGGTGCGCGACGTCCATCAGGTCGGTGCGCTCCGCGACGATCTTCGCGATCGCGTCGGGGGAGGCGGCGCCGTCGGCGCGAGCGGTCTGCTTCTTGACCTCGGCCTCGGCGGTGTCGGCGCGCGCGGTCTGCTTCTCGACCTCGGTCTGCGCGGCGGTGGCGCCGTCTTCCGCGTCGACGACGCGGGCGGCGAGGGTGTCGAGCGCCTGCTTCGAGTCGGAGCGCTCGGCGTTGAGCGCCTCGGCGACCTGATCGGCGACGTCGAAGGTGATGCCACGGATGGTGATCTTCACGGTGCCTCCTGGGGGGTCTTGACGTCCCGAATCACGGGAGTCGGTTATCACGGCATGACCTGCCGCGTCCAACTTGATGCGCGCGTCTGCGCCCGCACGGCCGCGCGGGAGGACGGCGACGTGGTTGCCTCGGATGGTGTGCTGGCGGCAGTCGTAGCGCTGTCCCTGGTACTCGCCGGGCGTCTCGTCCACCTGGCAGGTGTAGCCGCACGACACCTCGACTGCGGAGCGATCGAGGATCTTCTTCACGAGCGCGGCGTCGGTAACCATCATGGTCCCGAGCACGTGCTTGCCGTCCGGCGCCGGGGCAAACGTCTCGCCCATCTGGCCGCGCTGGTACTCGCGAGCGTTGTCGGCGGTGACCCAGCCGGCGGCGGGGTGGCCGTCGGTGATCGGCATCATCGCGAACGAGCGAAGCGAGTCCTCGTGGAAGACCTCGGCCGCGTCGCGGAACTCGCGACGGACCGACCCGTCCTCGTTGAGGTACTCGTAGACGCCGGTCCGGGAGATCTGGGCAGGCGCCCGCAGGAAGCCGTTGTCGAGCTTCTGCGCCTTCTTCGCGTCGAGGGTGAGGCGGTCTAGGCGGCGGACAGTGGTCATGGGTGGTACCTCCCCGGCGCGGCGCGCTTGGCTGCGAGAGCCTTCTTCTCCCGCTCGATCTGCGCGGAACGTCCGGCGGTGGGCTTGTAGGAGAGAGGCTGGCGTGCCGCGCTCGGACTGCTCGCCATCGCGGTCAGCTTCGCCTGCCGCTGCTCCTCGATCGCGTTCTCTGCCTGCTCGTTTGGCCACCTAACCGATGGTGAATTGGTCGACTTCCCAGCCTCGTGCTTGGCGATCGCGGCCTTCGCGCCCGCCGGCGTCAGGAACGATCCGACCCTGGTGGCCTTGCCGCCGACAGTGGTGGTCGCATCATGGAGACCGCTGAACGGGTTTCGCCGGATCTCGTGCTGCCCGCCGGGTATCTTCTTCGTCTCGACGGTGGCATTGCCGGCCCCACCACTGGTCCACTTTCCGTTCTCGTCGCGCTCCTGATCTGGGCTAAACTCGTCTCGTCTCATCCGATCTCCTCCACGAGCCCCTCGAGATCCGGCTCGGCCTGACACCTGCAGTTGATCGCTTCGCCCGGATGGCCATCGTCGGGCGGGTCGGTCCAAGAGAACGTCTGCCCCTCGCGGTCGAAGTGGGCGTCTCGCACCCTGTTATCACGGGCGGTCCGCCAGACATACTTCGCGACGCCGATCGCCTTCTGTCGCTCCTCGTTGAGCGCGCCGTAGAACTTGCCGACCTGGTCGCGCGCGATGAGCTCGGCGTGCCGGTCGGAGACGTCGTACCGCTCGCCGATCTCGGCCGCGATCTCCTCCCAGCGGCGGCCTGCGGTGATCGCCTCGCCGAGGTGGGCCTGCAGGTCGTCGAAGTGCCGTTGCGCGAGCGAGCGAATGAGCGAGACGTTCTCCTCGACAAACGTGTTCGCCAGCGCCGGGAGCCAGTCCTCGACGATGCCGCCGAAGATGTTGATCCCGACGACCTTCTTGAACTGCTCGATGATCTGCGCCTTCTGGTAGTCGCTCGTGAGATCGGCGTAGCGGCGGGCGATGCGCGCGAGCTTCGTGTTCGGGAAGGCGTCGAAGAAGGCGGCTGCGGTCTTGGCGAGGATCGCGCTGGCGTTGGCGTCCGCGCGCCGGTCGGTGCGGGCGCTCGCCTCGATCTCCGCGCGGGCCGACTCGAGCGCGGCGCGGGTCGCGCGGTGCGCCTCGGCGAAGAGCGCCACCAGCGCGGCGGCGTACTGGCGGCGCAGGTGGTCGGGCTGCTGCTGGCGGCTCGGCGGGCGGAGGATCTTCTTGCGGGGCTTCCGCTTCCGCTTCGTCGCCTGGGCCAGCGCCCGCGAGCGCACGGCCTCGGCGAGGCGCGCGCTCTGCGCTCGGCTCGTCTCCGACCGCTTGCGGCGGTCCTCGGGGAGCGTGATAGCGAAGGGGAGCGCCACGGGTTACCCGTGCCGGCGGGCGCAGGTGGCGTGCGCGTGGGTGCAGGAGCCGCACATCGGCGCGCCGCAGGCGCCGCAGTGCTGGCGGGTCGCCGTACCGCAGGAACACGTGGCAGCGGTCGGGCTCCCCATCGGGCGCGGCACCGGCTCGGAGCGGCCGCTTTCGTCGGGGTCCAGCCGGCGGCGCTCGGAGTGGAGGGTCATCCGCGCGCCTTCACCGCGTTCGCCAGCGCGAAGAGCGCGGCGTCGACGGTAGTATCCTGGCAGTCGATCGCGAAGACCTGCGACGTCGATCCTGCGGCCCGCTGGTGGACGAGGACGAACCGGGCCCCATCGAGCGGCCTGCCGATCGCCTCCCGCACGTCCCGCAGCACCATCGCGTCGTCTCGCATCAGAACAGTCTCCGCTGCGGGTAGGTGATCGCGAAGCACCGCGTGCAGCGCAGGCTCCCGTCCGAGTAGGAGGCCCACGAGTGGACGGTGCAGACGCCTGTGAGCGCGCCGGCAACGTGCGCCGTCGAGGCGAGCGGATGCGGCGCCCGCACCGGCTCGCCCTC